CCGGCGTCCATTACTACCACGCGATGTCACCGAAACAGCATCGCCCCCAGCTTTGGTCTTCTGGGGCCTCCTTCTTACCCCAGCCTCTGCTGGCTTGCTATTTCGTGATCTCTCGCGCGTGGTCGTCTTCCTCGTGTTCTTGGTGTTGGTCGTGTTCGACTTACGAACCTGCTTCGCTTTCTTTTCCTCTCCGGGTACCACATCCTCATCAACTACTATCGTGGCTGAGTTCTTTGGTCTCTTGGGCTCAGCACATAGGGGTGGTGTAAGGGTTTGTTCAATTGAGGTGACACTGTTAAGCCAACCATGGAATAGTTCGAAGTCGAATCCAAACGGTTCCAATGCTTTCACAGCGTAAGCATCCATCCAGCCATCATTCTGGTTTGGGTACTGTACCTCACGGGGGGTCTCGGAGTTCCATGCTCGGATGCTCGCGGTCTTCTTGTTCATCGCGATGTCTCGTCCGTGGAGGGAAACTATCTTGGTCACGAGCTCGCCCAATACTGGGGTCTTGGCGTCAGTAAGATAGAAAGCGCGGGCCTTCTCTAGAAGTTTCTCAAGCGGTGTTACATTTGGAGGTAGTGAAACTGTTGTGTGTAACTTTGCGAGTTGTCTAGGAAGGTCGCAGCACGAATTGGTATCGCCGTACCATACATGCGGCCCGTACATGCGGGAGAGGAATGTGATTCCTTCGTCCCCCTGGGAAATGAGTTCAACATCCAACTTGAGACCGAGCATCGTCGCTGCTCTGGAATACTTTATCGGATCGACATTGGCCGTCAGCCCGTCGTCGCCGCCATAAATGCCAAGACGCTTCCATGCAACCTTTGGTGGAATAAATGCACCACTCTCACGCGTCATTCGGAAAGTCAGGTAGGCTACATACGCATTCGCGATGGAATTGAATGCTGCTGTCTCGGGGGAACCAGATGCACGCGCGTATCCTGTGTTGTATCGCGTGCCAAATGTTCCAAAGGCGGGTTGGGTGAATTGGGAGTTGTGGAGGTCCGTGACGTCACGCGTGTACTCAGGTCGGAATGCTCGCACCAGTAGCATCTTCTCCAACACTCGGAGTAGTTCAGACACTCGACCATCAAATCGGCTGAAGTCGGTGTTCACTGCTGAACCAGCACCATCGAGGACCTCTGTCACTCTCTGGGCAATATCTTTCGGCGTCTTACCAAAAGCATACCAATC